CACACCCCCTTACCCCCTACGCTAGAGCCTTTAGCTAGGTTGCTTTTACTGGACCGCAGATTGCGGGGTTTTTCACTCCTAGTACCTAGGTTAAGGGTAAGGTATAAGTCTCTAGGGATCCTAGACTTTAAATCTACTAGTCTTATACTAGTAGCAAACCCCGCATCTTGCGGGTTCGGTTTAGTGATACCCCGCATATTGCCGGGATTCCCTTTTCCGTTGTTGTTATTGTTGTTGGTGTAATCCCCGCGATCTGCGGGGTATGTAGCTTCGGGGACGTGCAAGTTGAGCCGGTAAAACGAGCTTCCGACCGTACCCCTCCGCGTGGTAACACTGAGGAGTCCGACCTTTTCCAGCTCGTTTTCATACCGTGCCCGCGACCGTTCGTGGATACCCAGCGAGAAGTCCATATCCGCGCGGGTAGACTCCCAGTAGAACGAATCCTTTTCAGCACTCACTGACAGCAGTGTCGTAAAATGACCTACCGCCCCCCGAGATATTATTTCTCTAGCAACCAACCGCCTGATAAACGAAAACGTACCGACCCTAACCATCCTCAACCGTAACCCCCTAACGCACAAAAAAAGGGGCATCCCCTCTTCGTAAGAAGTGGGAAATGCCCCTCAGCGGTGCTGCTATGTCAACCGGTTTGTTTTAGACAACAAGCTCTGCCTCATCTTCGTCGAACACGTCGTCGTCGAACACGTCGTCGTCGAAGATGACCTCCTCGCCGTCGTCGCCAACCCCATTCTCTCCCAGACTATCCTCTTCGTCAATCAGGAGAATGTCCTCCTGCTCAACAGGGTCGACCACCTTAGCTGCTCGCTTGCGCGGTGCAGGAGCAACCTTGGTCGCGGTCTTGGCTTTCGGTGCTGTTTTTCTAGCGGCGGGCTTCGCCGCCACTGCTTTCTTGGCTACGGGTGCGGCCTTCTTTGCAGCGGGTGCAGCTTTCTTCGCCGGTGCCTTTGCCTTGGCGGGAGCTGCTACCTTCTTTTTCGCTGTCGGCTTTGCAGCGGTCTTCGGCTTCGCTACCTTCTTGGCAGCGGTCTTTGCCTTGGGCTTGCCTGTCGACACAGACCGTGCGCGATTGGCTCTCTCGGGCTCGAACTTCAATCTGCCGTCCCGGCCCTCCCGTACCGTGCGGTAAACGAAGGTACGAGCGGTCTCCCGCTCACCACCGAGCTTACTCACCACCAGATCGATCAGCTCTACCCGCGACGGCTGCCGCTTGAGAGCTACCTTTTGGGCGACCAGTTTATTTCTAGCCTCCCCTCGTTTAGTCAGCGCTTTCGCCATTCGTGCCCCTCCAAATATTGGGATTGTCTTGGGTCAACGACCCTTTGATAACATACCGCCCCTGTCAATGTGTGGAAACCCCCTTTCCGCAATTTTTTTGCATTTTTTACCCCATAATCCCCTTAATCACCCGCTCCATGCAGCTCACTCCGTACACCTTCCAGCTCTTCGTTCTACGGCATCTATGACGGTACCTCCTCAGCCTTGTGGACCCGCACCAGGGAAATCTCCCTCTCCGCCATCCGTGCGAGCTTGTCCTCTTTATCGTCCTCTTTGACCACGTACTCAAGATGTGTCGGACGAAAAACCCCGATTACACCTGGGGTGTAGACGGTCTCGAAAAGCCGACCCTCCTCGTCCGCTTCCTTCTTGGGCACCGTCACCGGAATCGCTTTGCGGTGTGCGAACCACCCCCACGTTTCACCCAGTGTGAAGTCCTTGGGAACGAACTTGATCCGCCGAGATACACCCATTTTTCTAGCTTCGTCCATAAACGCTTGTGGCGTCTTGTAGAACTTCTCACCGATCCACAGCAGCCCGGCACGCTCAGGAACGTTCTGCGGCGCGTTTGGGCACCTATCGCAAACATGCCCCGGTCCACACGAAAAGTGCTCTATTTCGGCGCTGGCGGGGTCCAGGGCAGCTTTTTCGACCGCTAACCGTGCCCAACTACCCGCAAGAATCTTTGCAGGCTCGATCCAGGTCCACCCACGACTCGGTTTGATGCCCTGACCGCAGCATGGGCACACGTCCAACGGTATCGGCATCAGGCCACAATCCGCCAACTCTCCACCACTCATCAGGTATAATCCGCCCGGCTTCCGGTAGCCGCACCCCCTCGGTGCTTCATAACGATCTTGTATTTCTAGCATCTTTCAGCTCCTCCGGAGCGCCGGTTGCGAGCCCCGACGTCCCTAACCACACTGTGACCTTACCTCGCATCGCACTGTTCAGCGAGTGAGCGCATGTTATCCGCAGCCGCCTCCAGCTCCGCTTGGATACAGTCGTCGGCGGTGACTTCGTACTCCATCTGAACCTTGAATGCTACTCGATACTTCACTACCATATCCTCCCCAGATGTTCTCCCACCATCGGCGGGTGCTCCGCAGGCTCTCGGTACTGCGGGAGTTTCGCTGCCAGCTCCACACCCAACGGCGTGAGCCACACCTGCCACTTGTCACAAGTCTCCCCCACACAGAACCCGTCCTCCCGACGAGGGCGGTAAATCTCAATCAGACCGGCTTTTTCTAGCGCGGGGTAGTGCTCTGACCATTCAAGGAAATGTTGACCCGCATCGTTGTAGGTCTCCATCACGCACAACTCCTGGAGCGCGTGGCTATCCAGCAGCACCCCATTTACTCCGATCTTTGTTTGTATCAAACCGTCCACGCAAACCTCCTGTGACCCTCGCCTTGCGGTACGGGGTCTGTAGTTTACCCGCCCCTCCGTAGGGGCGTCCGCTCACCTGACCGGCGTCGACTTGTGGAGAACCGCCTCCACCTCGTTGTATGCTGTCATCAACCGTTCGTACTCGGTCGCAGCAGTCTCCGCGACAGTTACGTGCATACACCCGACGTGGGCATAATCGTCACCGTCCTTGACATAGAGATCCGTCCCAACACGGACCCGCTTCCCACACATTACGCATGTTTTGGCACTCATAGGTGTTCACCTCCAAAGTAGTTTTTCTAGCGTCCGCTCTTACGGCCCTTCTGCCGTCTTGCCTCGTCTGAACGAATTGCGCCGCAGGCCATCAGGCCCTCGACGTATCCCTTCGCCCGCTCTTCGTTCGGAAATACCGGGCTGGTCCCAGTCGACGTTTCCATGCCGGTGTCCGGCATCGGCTTCCGTACTCGCCAGATCTCAGACCCTACCGTCGTGACGGTGCGCTCGATACGCACCCCTCGATGCACTACCACCTTGAGAGTCGGTGCGTGACTGTAAACCTCCACCGACAAGTCCCGCAGCACGAAGAGCAACTTCTTTGCAACACTCTTGCGGGTTTTCATGGCCTCAGTCGCGGCATCCGTCGCCTGCTGATACCCCGCTATTCCAGGAGCGCCGGTTGACGCCGACCCGTTCCGACTCGACATCTCTTTGACGTGCTGGATCTCCTCCGCCAAATCCACCCGCTTTCCCAGGTGAACGGAGTAGGCAAAGTTGCCGAGGCTATGAGCCTGCGCTCGATACAATCCCGGCTTGGCGTCTTCGGGGCGAATGTGGATCTCACCTATCGAACTGGTATTGCTGCTGAACGACACCAGCCAATTCCGACGTACCCAACACCTCCATTCCCGCACTCCGTGCATCTCAGTAATCCAAACGTGCGCGTGTGCCATCTTCAGTCCTCCTCACAAAGATCAAAGGTAAAATCCTTTTCATTCCAAAACCCAATCCGCAACCCGTCGGTAATCTCCTCGGGGTCGTCGTCCCACATCCCGACCACCAACCCATCCCTCAGCCACTCCTCAACCGAATCCCGACCGACTGCTTCGATCTCTGCGTAGTGCCGGTCAAGATAGTTGCTGATAGTTGCTGATAGTTGCTGATAGTTGCTGATCGCTTCCAGAGTCAGCATCTCATCGGACAGACGCGCCGTCTCTTCGTAGGTGAGTACCGTTCGGTCATCCGGATCATTCATGTTTACTCCTCCTACTAGTATAGTACACCCATCGGGACAATAAGCCAACCCCTTTTCACAAAAAAGGTGCGTTTTATGAAAACTTTTTTCGTTTGCACCCACCGGCGGGTTCATAACCCCCCTGCGGGAACCGTCCACGGCGGGCTAGAAATAAAAAAGCCGGAGAGCCCGTAGGCCCCCCGGCACCCCAATCGCTTTGGAGGGGAAAGGGGTTAGATTACCTCATACTGAAAAACGATGTAAACATCGCGCGCACCTATACTAGACGCATAGAACCACACGTCTGCTTCGTCATTAGTCGCGTCACCAAAGGCAACTCCAGACCCATTAGACGTATCACTCCCCTGTTGACAAACCCCAGTCAAATCATCAGCAGTCGCCAAGTTAGAGGATACCGGAAGCGTCATCCGAAACCGCGTAGTAGTCGCCCCCACAGTAGCGTCCACCTCCCCCCGCGCCGCTACATGCACGATATTACCAACACGACTCCAAAAGCTCTTCAACGGAGTCGACGAGTCAATATTCGTGATGTTCACCACCGTAGGCGTGTACGTCCCGTGCGCTAGCCCGGTGTCGTTCGTAATCGCGTTGACACTGAGACTCACTGGGATGTCCACCAACCCGCTGGTGTTCAAACTGAACCCGGTGTTCCAGGTTATAGTATCCCCCGCAGCCTCAACGTCATAATCAATCTCAAATAAGTCAGAAGCCTTGAGTATTCGATAACTTGACCCAGCATCAGAGCTTTTGTCCGCCGCACCATCCCAGTAAGCATCAAAACTTATAGCAATTAAATCATGAGCCCAATTCCGCATCTGTAAGAGAGGGTGATCGTCGCTAGCCGTCGAGAACTGCACGTGCGGCCCCGACGTTGAAGCGTTCGGACCTTCTATTGAAAGTAGAGCCATCCCCACACCCGCGTGAGGGCTCGTCAAGGTACCTATACCCCAACTACCCGCGCTCGTAATTGCACCTCGGAGGTTATCCCCATTCGTTGCAAAGAGAATACCCGTCTCTCCGCGCAATCCCAGGTCGCCGTCAACACCTCCGGTAATGATCGCCGCCGCTGCTCCAACAAGAGCCCGGTTAGTCCCACCCTCCTCAAAAGTCATATACGGTCCGTTAGTATTGGAGGTGTCAAGGGCCAGAGCCAAACTCGATGAACTGAATACTTCTAGCTGCGCCCCCGCCGTTGCCGGTCCAATCGTCACTAGCCCTGTAGACCCAATCCGCAGTCCCTCAGTGCCAACCGCATAGTCAAGACGAAGCTGACCACCGGTAACGTTAGAGCCCACTCGCATCAAAGCACCGGATTGGTTGTAGCTTATAATAGCCCCACCCGCATCAGCGGGTGATCCGAAGTACAGGTTCCCCGTACTAGCGTTAGGAGTAAGAATACTTATTCCACCGTTTCCTCCGCTCTCGAAGACACCCTCATCCGCATCCCCTGCTGCCGCTACTGCACCCGCCGTAGCGCTATGAACGTGTAACAATCCATCTGGCGAAGTCAATATTCCAATCCCGACTTGGCCGTCTTCAAAAATGCCTACCCGATCAACGCCCGCCGCCGAACCGCTTGGGGTAGTTGCGAAGACTAGCCGTCCTGGAGTATCGTTCGCGCCGGGAGTACCGTCAACTATAGCGCGGATACCCGCCGCCCACGACCCGTAGTCGGTCCCGTCATCCACAACCCACACAATCTGTCCCAACCCGTCATCGTCCTGGACAATCGTGTTCCCGCCGATGGCTGCCCTGCTCTTAACAAACTCTAGCGCCGGATGGTTTGCATCGGCACTAAACCGTCCTACAACGGCAAGGGAGTCCGCCCCTGATGTCCCTAAAAGTTGAAACTCGCCTACCTCCCCAAGCGTCGTCTGTGCGGCAGTGTGCCCAATAACCGCCCCCGCACCATTCGATACAACCAGACCACCGCTAAAAGTTTTCTCACCCTGAAAGGTGAATACCTGTCCCGCTATCTCCGCTAGCGCCGTCTCCACCTCTGTACCGGTGATGTACCCACCCGCGTCGGCTATCGGAACGTCCACCGCCGACACCTGATTGGCTCCGGTCCCCCAATCTATGTGGGTGTCGTTGATAGTATTTATGTCATGATCGCCCGCTTCGGAGTGCTTAGCGCGAAAAATGTCCCGCATCGCAGGAAACGACTTGTGCCGAAATGTGTCCGACGTTTCGGTCGTCCACCCCGTATTGGCTTCGGTTGACCGGCCTGAATCGACGTTCTTGATATTCGCGTCCAGGATCGTCGTGACCGCCGCACCCACCGTGATCTCTGCTATCTTGATCCACCCAGCAGTCCGCGCCGGTGCCACCTCCGAGGCCGGGGTACCGGCAACAACCTGCGCCTCCAGCTCGTACTTAGTCTTGGTGTTGACGTTTTGATAGGAGATATCGCCCGTAGAGGGGTCTTTATACGCCCTCTGCTGCGAATCGTAATCGTTTTCGATGACTCGTATTTCTAGCACATCGATTCTGGCATCTGCCGGATCGGACGCCGTGACCGCGACCGGCCCAAAAGTAGAATCCACCCGCGCAAACTTGCCGGTGTTCTGGCAGTAGGCCAACCCCGCCGTGATATCCACGTTCATCGACGGTGTGCCTCTCTGTTGAGCATCCAACCCGTTGATGACAATATCGTCGGCGGAGAACCACTGATCCTCCCACAGCGCGTTGAGGTTCTCGACGTTCTGATCTTCCCCGAAGGTGAAATCAGTCGACTTTGCTATCTCGTTTGCTTCAAAGCGTGCAACCGCAACTTCAGCCATATTTCTAGCTCCTTATGATCCTTGTGGCACCGACTCGATGCGAGCCTTGGTCCCCGCTGGACGGAGGCGGTCCAAAATATCCTGGTAGGTAGCGGCAGAATATCCCCCACCTTCCCCGCCCAAAAAATCGTTGTCGAAAAAAGACGCCGAGTCAATATCGGTTGTCCCCGCATCCAGCCATAGATGGTCAACGTACACGTACTCGGTATTCGCGGCATCCGAATGCAGCACGCACCTAAGCGTCACCCCCGTAGCCCCCGCTCGAATAGCGCGTGTTACGCTCACCTGCTGAAAAGCGTCATACGTCGCAACCCCCGCCTGCGAACTGAACACCCACCCGCCATCATAATCCCCAAACTCAATCAAAAACTCGGTGCCCAGCGGGCCACCCGTCGTAGGGACGTGCACCTGCACCCGAAGCGTGTACGTAGTCCCCGCTGAAAAACCGTGCATGTTGGAAGTGACTTCATCGTCGGCGAGTACCGCATACCCCGAGGTGCCTGCGGCTACCGTTTTGGTGAGCAAGAAGGAATTGCTGCCCATGTGCTTTTGGGTAGCATCCTGCACCCACGTCGCGTTGCTAAGAACCGGTACCGTCTCTCCCGCAACCATAGGTGCGGTCGCGGACTCACACTCCCCCCGGTCCAGCAGGTTATCTCGCCCGCTCGTCGGCCAGAGCTGCATAAGACTGCCTGTCAACTCACCGGTAAAAACGATGATCACACTGGTCGAGGAGTAGTCCTGAAAGGTGCCGTACTCCACCCGATCTATGGTGACGTTGTAGGTGTCCTCCCCCGCCTTACGACGAAACGTAATGGTGAGATCCTCGGTCCCGTCCGTCTCAAAATACGCATCTGCAAAAGTCCACACATCACCCACACTCGGCAGGTCTTTCGTCTCTGTGTCCGCCGCAATCCACCCGTTGTTGGCGAAGTCGTAGAACTTGCTGTCACTCGACCTCTGCACCGATATTTCTAGCACGTCGGTGGCCCCGGCGTTGTCCTTGTAAAACAGCCCGATCTTTTTCTTCCCCGAAGGCTCCGACGACCATACCTGATACAAACTCACCAACGAGCCCGACCCATCGATGGTGAACTTCGCCGCCCGCCCGTTCTTAAACGGCGTCGTCGTTTCCTCTGTGACCGTTGACGACGCGCTTGTGGCCTCCGTCCAGCCAGTAAAGGTACCCCCCGAGCCCACCTCAAAATCGCCGTTGACCGCAGCGTCGTCCTCGATGTAAGACTGTTCGATATACATCGTATTGGTAGGCCAAAAATGCTTCATCGCGTCGCGGAGCGCCCACTTTGTATTCCACCGGTCGTTCCCGTTCCGACGGAGTAGGGAGTACACCCGATTCAGCAACGCCGAATCCGCCTCATCGAAAATACGCTCAAGATTCGACAGCGTTTTTACAATAATATCCAGATCACCCGCAACGGCGTTGTCCGGATCGAACCCCCCTACGAGTTGAGCTATATAATCATCCAGATATTCCAGCTCATTACTGACCGCCCCGCACTTATAATCCGCACTCGTCGAGATCGGTGTGAGTGGTACAAACGCCTCATCCCCAAACAGCGCTTTGTATTCCGCACTGTCGGGGTTGATGAGCTGCGGCATACGCCGGTTGAATGTTACAATTCCCATAGTTTTTCTAGCCTATACGTAGCTGACCGTGATCGTCCCCACCCTCGCAATCTGAGTACTGCTGATCGCGGTATTGCTGGCAGGTGCCGATAGCGTTACGTCGTCGACTCCGGAAACCCCCATGATCGCCTCCAGAATCCGATTGCGGATACAGTCCTCCCCGATTCCCAGGCCATTCACGTAGGTCGTAACCGCCTCCTCAACGTTGAAGGTGGTCGTCGCCTGCGCCAAGGTATTATCATCGGTAATAGTCATCGTAAACGTAACCGTGACCGCAGTAGGTGCAAGCACCCGCAGATTGACGCCCGCCGCCACGAACCCAGGGTCGGAGTCGGTGCCATCCCCCAAGAGCTTATCCTGGACAGTGGTGATCAACCCCGCCGAGGCGGTACCCGTACCGTCATCGATGTAAACCGTTGCATGGTAACTCGCCGATGGTGGAAAGTGCTCCGCTACCGATGCAGACCGCACCCCCGTAACCGCCACCGCTGCGGTAATCAACCCCGCTTTGTTGGATTTTCCTAGCCCCTCAATGTGGTCCTGAAACCGCTGCGAGTACGCCGCATCCGTTTCATCGTTTGCACCCCCCGACATCGGAAGGGCATTCGTGACTGTTTCTACACCCGCAATTGGGGTAATGATCGTCGTAACCGTAGCTGCGGGGACGTTGTACTCAATCCCCTGCTCCTCCGCCAGAATCGGAATCGAGGCGGAGTCCGTCGCCGTATCAAGTATCGAGCCCGCCGCCGTCGTAGCAAACTGCAACCCGTCCGCCGTTCCCACCAGGGTACCCAGCGCAATCGCAACGGTGCCGCTCGTTCCCGTCCGCGAGAACACCACATTCCCCGCTGCTTTAGCACCAGCCAACCGCGTGAAATCAAAAGCGTCGTAGGGCAAGGAGACCATCCCTCGGTCGAAACCCACCCGCGCTTTGATATACACATCTTCAATTTCTAGCGCCATCGCCTCCAACATCGATCTGATCGCCGACCCCTCGTTGAGGTCGGAGATGACATCCTGGTTAGCCACAAAGTAGGCTACCATGTCGGTGACGAGGCCCGCGTATGCTTTAGTTGTAAACGCCATTTAGAGTGTACCTCTATACGCCACTACGTCAGATGGTCGAACGCTGAACACGTCAAACATCACGTAGAGCTTATCTCCATCGCCGCGAATATAAAAAGACTGCACGTCGGCGACCCGAGGATCTTGCATGACCGTATCCCGCAGATTCGTGAGGATGTACCCCGTCGCCGCATCGTTTGCGAACCCAACCTCCTGACGCATCCCATAGACCGTCAGCCGTAGTCTAGATCCTAGCTCTTGCGACAGTCGAAGATTCAACGCCTGCAAAAGATTGTCCGGTCCCGATATTCTAGCAAAGTCCCCCGAAGAGGAAAAGACCGCGTTCCCGAGCCCGTCCAGCTTGATATCCGTACCGTAAATGTCGAGCGGACCCTCCACGTAAATCTCGTTGTTGGTGGGTTCATCACCCAACACGACCACCGGAATCCGGACTACATCCCCCGGCGTGATGTCCGCAGAGATCGCGATATCGTTGTACGCGGCAATTACCTCACCCAAACTCGCATCCCCGAGATATTCCAGCGCCAAACTCTCCAACGTTGCCGCCCCATCCACCCGCACCGGGGTGTACCCATAAACGGTGAACGGCACACTTGTCTGCGCCCGATCTTTCCGCTGGATCGGATTGCGGGCCACTCCAGTCTGAGTCACCGCCGGAGACCCTCCAGGGGATTCCGCACCCCTATCATCCGGTGGTGCCACCGACGAGTATAAGGCTAACTCAGGACGCTCCGCCTGCTCGTCAGTTAATCCTTCATTCCGCACCGCCCCCGCGTCTAATCGCGACGGCACCGTAGTATGCCGCACAGTCTTACTACCCGAGGAAACCGGCATCTTTCCGAACGCCACAAGACCATCGGACCCCGTTACCACTTCCTTCATCAGCCCCGTCGCCTCGTCGTACCGCTCCTCCGAATCCCCCGTAATCGAGAGAAAAGCGGACCTAACCGACGCCATGGTAGTCTTTGCGTCCTGCAAAAGCCCCTTAAACTTCCGGCACAACCCCTGCGGATATGCCACCACGTTATTCGACTGTTCCACAAAAGACTGCACCTTGCTAATCACGGTATCCGCAAAGACAACAGCAGAGTCTATCTCCCCTACCAACGCATTTACCGTACTTAGCAACCGACGCCCCTTGAGCAAATACGCCCGTACCGTGGTTGCGCCCCTCTTCACCGTCTGAACCAGGTCGAGCGGGTTCAACTCGATCAAGAAATCGGCGAGCTTTTTACGGCGTCTACCCAACGTATCCAACACCAGGAGGTCTATCTCGTAATGAAACCAGAACGGGGTATCCTTCCTCCGCACCATCTTGAAGTCTCGCAGAGATACCACGTAAGCGTCGTAAGGTGACGCCGACGTAGCGAACAGCTTACCCCACCCCCTCCCCCCATAGAGCGAGTACAAGCGCAACTCGTAATCCTCAAACTTCAGTATATTTCTAGCTTCCTTATACCGCACTATCAGATTTCTAAACGTGTAGAATGCGTCCATCCCGTCGTACTGAACTTTCTCCCCTGGACCCCTCACTCGGAACACCGGGCGCACCGTCGTACCGCCCGTACTACCGGAAATCCGGATCACTTGATTGTCCGGCCCGTAGTCATCCACAAAAGTACCGCTAAAGGTTTTGGTGTAATGCGTTCGCTGCGGCTCCTCCACCGTGACGTTTTCCGGTGGTACCGATAGAGCCCACGCATGGACAGGATCTCCACCGTCTTTGTGTTTGTGTACTACTTCAAAAAGAAACCCGCGAGTTGAGAGATCCTGCGCCATTTCCTACGCCTTTTTAACAGCAGCCTTTTCCGCACCGTTCCCCGCTTTCTCGACCGCTTCCTCAACGGCCTCCTCGACCATCGTCTTTTCGGGCGTCTCAGCGGGCTTCTGTTTTTCTAGCTCCACCAGCTCATCGATCTGTGTTATGCGAGCTATCAGAGACGAAAGCTGCGCCCGCGTCTTTGTCAACTCAGCCTCGGTGCTGTCCCGATACGTGAACAGCGCATGGATCTGCGACTGCATTTGCTGCGCCTGCGCCTGTAATTGCTGCTTCAAACTCTCTGAATCAAATGATACCTGCATGTTCGTCCTCCTATACTCCTGTCTCTAGATTCGGGGCATCCGCCGCCGAAATATCGATAACCCCCGGTATGACCGGAGGGCCGGTCGGCACTCCTGGAGCTGCCGACAGGTGAGTGTGCACATTATAGTACGTTGTCTTAAAGGCTTGCAACGCGGTGTTCAACTCCGCATGAGTAACCAGTGTACGCCCCATCCCGTTGAGTTGGATTGTCTTACTGTTCCCCGTATCGGAGTCAATAACCACTGCGTCAGTCATCATGAACAGTCCGTTATCCTTCGTCGCAATCCGCACTTGACCGACCACCCGATCAATCTCTATCGTCGTCCCATCTTGAGAATCCAGCGTGATCTTGCCGGTGCCTTTGTCATAGGTCTCCTTCCACCCTATTTCTAGCACCCGCACCCGCTCATCCTCTTTGTCGGCTATCAGTAGATCCTCCTGCTGTTTAGCCGCCGGATCTCCCAACGGCGACAGCGCAGAGCACAGCACAAACCCCTCCTCCAGCAAACCGTCTGGGAAGAGAACGAATACCAACGCCTCTAACGGTGGCAGATCCCTCTCCCCGAATCCGTAATTGGTATTGTACCCCGCCCACTCCAAACTACGTACCTCTAAGTGCGCCGCCACCAACCCACTCGATAGCTCCACATCTACCGAATTGGTTGCCGAGTCCTGCGCCTTAACGATTCCCCAATCACCGTACAGCGGGCGCGACCCTAACCGACTGGTGTGTTTTTCTAGCCCGTTAGACGTAACTTGAGACCGTCGGCGGCGCTTGATAACGTGTGTACTCATTCCCGCTCCCCCATCACCGCGAGTTTAGCCCCTACGTTAGTGATCGCACCTATCTGAGTACCGCTGGAGTACCGGTATCCCCGCGTCAACGACAATTGTGTTTCCATCGCCTGTTCATACCGCCACGAATGCGAACAACTCTCGACGTAGAACTCCCCCTCTAAAAACGACAGCCGCTCCCCCGGCCTAGGGGAGTCGGCTTTTGACATCATGGCAACGGTCCCTGACAGAAACTCGTCGTTGTTTTGAAACCACCCCAGCAACATCGAAGATAGATTTTTCATGATCGTCGTCGCGTCAAAACTCGACTCCTGATCCCGGTCGAAGTACCGGAACTGCACGATCAAAGGACGGTATCCGTGCAACGTCAGCTTTTTCCGGTCCCACGCCGCTGGATTTCCCATCGCCGTCGTACCCACGATCATCGCTTTGTTGTTCCCAATCGCCGATCCGGCCAACGTTGCCAAAAAGTAGGTGTAAACCTCCAACGTACCGGTGCCTAGAGTGTGCTCGCGTATCCAATTCCCCGGCACCGAGCTTATCCGTATCCTCGACCAGTCCTCCGCCTCGAACGGAGCTTGCCGAAAAATCACTTCGTACTTTTTTCTAGCTCCGTTCCACCTCCCGTATAATTCGTGAACCGGAGGTTTGACCAACTCTACCAAAATACTCCAGATGTCGTTCTCACCTACCGAGTAGACAGACAGCGCCATGGGGTATTTTAGAACCACCTCGCGGGAGAGCTGCCCCCCGAAATCCACATACTGATCCAACACCGTCTTGGTACCCACCCCCGACACATTCATCGCCCCCAGCTTGAGCACCACCTCAAAGAAGCTGTTGTATACCGCCGTCAGGATCGCCGACATCGGAGCACCCGTCGCCATAGCCTGCGACAGCGCCGAGTTGAGCTTTTTATTCTCCGCCTCAACGGTGGTATTACCTGCCATCAAAAACTGGTTGAGCACCAGCTTGAACGATGCCAATAACCCCCCCAAAGAGGTGCCCTCGAACGTCAATCTACGCTCGACAGACCCATTCGGAAGAACTTGCGCGGACTCCTCTTTCCGCTCTATCGTCCCCACGAACAACTGCTCGCCCAGCTCCGTAATGAACACCAGATCCCGTTTTTCTAGCTTGTCGAACCACGTCGCCCCCGACACATCCTGCTCCGCCGTCGTCACGAATCGGAACGTATCCCGCATCGGATCGAGCGACTCTGTAAACGAATACGAGACGCACGCATCAGACACCACCGGAGATTCGATAAAAGCCGACCGCGTTGAGACAAACCGCACCACCTCCCGACCTATATACGTAGGCGCGGAGTACGCCGGACGTTCTACCCGTATCTCGAAACTGGGGCGACGCACTATCGCCGTAGGCACCTACTGATCCCCCCCCATCTCTATGTTGATGTAGTGTTGTCTTTCTTTTTCGGATATATCAGAGAACCGATCCACCGCCGACGAGAGCTTCTCGAAGATGGCTTCATTATCCCACATCGTAACCGCCCCCACCCTCTCTCCTATCACCGTCTGTGCCAACGCCGAACGGTATAGTTCCTCTAGCCCGCCCTCCTGCATGTATGCAGCAAACCCCGGTCGACGAGTAGACAACAACTCTAATAGGCGTACCGCTGACTTATACCTCGCACCCATCGCTCCATGCCCGGTTCCTATAGCTTCCATGATCTCCTCGGCAATATTACTGGGATGGAGATCCCCCCCGACGTTTTCCCCCATTTGCCTCAACATCTCAAACGCACTGAGCGTGTCTGGACCTCTGTTCCGTAAGAGCCATAACAAACCCCCCATGTCAGTTGGAGACTGTCCTGGGACAATACCCTTCTCAAGATCAGCCGCCTCGGCGGACCTCCCCCACTCACCCAATAGCTGATCAGTGAACACACCTACAATAGTAGCCATCCCCCGAACGAGAGGTTCTTTAACGTCAGCAAACCTAGAAGCGTGCTCACGGATGTCGCGTAGAATCTCGTTCTGTGCTCGTAATAGGCTGATATCCGGCGGCATCCCAGCTTCTAGCAGCACCGTTGGTATCGTCGGCACCCCTTTAATCGCACGAAGCTCTGCCGCAGTAGTGTAGGGCACCCCAAACGCCTGACGAATCAGCTCAATCTGCTCCGGAATCGAGTTTGTCATTTCCTGAATGATAGTGCGAAACTCCTCGAACAGCCGGGGCGAAAACCCCTCCTGCTCCAAAAGCTGGTTGGTACCGACATACCCTTCTATCAGATCTGGTCCCCCTACACCCCTCTGACGCAGCCTCGTCGCTGCTCGAAACAAGAGTACATCCGACTCACTTTGGAGATTCGCTGCACCCCTTACCGCATCGTTCAAGGATACGAGCTGCTGCGCACCCCTCTGACCGGCGAACGCCGGACCCAGTTGAGAGATCCACGCCTGNCGNNCNGCNATATCNTNNAACCCGCGCACGATTCCCTGAGAAGCGCCCTGCTCGAAGATGGTTTGTAGACCGGCAAGGACTTCACCCGTCGCACCAATTTCTAGCTCTGAGACTTGACGGACACCTTGAATGAGTTGAGTGAAAGCACGCGAATTGGCAAAGATATCCCCTAACTCCTTACGTGGCTCTTTGAACCTCCCCATGAGCCCGTAAAGACCCGCTAACTGCGTAGGATCGACTCCAATAGCCCGAGCTACTCGAAACGACTCACCGGCGTCCTCTCGCAGCTCTCGCGTAGCCCCGCCCGCCGTAACAAACGCCCGCGCAAACTTTTCGCCCTCTTCATACCGGTACCCCCACCGAGCGGTCACATCAGAAAGCGTCGCAAAGGTCGCCTCCATGCCTACCCGAGCTTTGTCCGACCCGTCTGCAAACTCCCCTAAAAGGGCGGTCGCTTGAGACAATCCCGGCACCAGCTTTTCCCACTGTTCGGAGAACTTGTTGCCCGCCGCTACGATGGCCGCACCAGCCGCAGTTATCCACCCCACAATCGGTATACGGTTAAGGAGACCCCCGAGTCCCGATCCGATGTTCCCTATTAAATCTAGCACGCCGGGAACAGCCTCAACAGGATCGCCGCGCCGAGCCACCTGATTCACCAGACCACCCATTTGCTGAATCGCCGCGACATTTCGTAATCGAGCAACTCCGCCCACCTGATCCGACGGACGCCCACGTCCTAGACTCTGAGCGTCCTGCATCCGCTGAACGGACTCCGCAAACTGTTTGTATTGTTCGGTAAGATCCCCGAGGTCAAGGGCTCGACGCATCTCCTCGCCACTACGGGATACCTCCCGAAGAGCCTCTGCCGTTTGACCTGCTACGGGAGGTGCATCAGAGATGAGTCGGAGGTTAAGGCCAACGTCAGGCACTCTGGATATCCTGCTTTATTTGCTGGATCTCTTCATCAGAGTACCCCATTTTTTCTAGCTCGTCTTCAGGCGGACTTTTCATCTCGGCAACCCGGTTTTTCCGGTACGACTCCCGCAGCTCTTCTGGGGACGGAACTGCTAAATACGCCAAAAATAGGGATTCGATTTGATCGTCCCTAAGTTCCTGATACCTCTGATCCGTGGGCAATACCCGAAAATGCGTCATCACCCACAGCCGCATCCTCACTTCCGGCGACGCCTCCCCCCACACCGTTGTCGTGTTTTCCGGTAGAAAGTGCTTGTTGTGTGTCGCTATAAAGCCGAACGTACCTCCGGTAAAGATCACCCACTAGAGCGTTGTCTGGGCAATCTTCGGAGGATTCTAAGTTGCTCCACCACTCCGGGGAGTCAACTATTACTTCGTCCAGGGTAGCATACACACGAAAGCTGCGGACAGTATCTTCAGGAAATGATGCGGCAGGCGACCCTGCCATCATCTGGGCCACCCGCACCTCGATTTGTCGGAGCGCGGCCGGAGACGGGAACTCAATTTCAAAGCTCCCCCGGCGCGTCTTGACGGTCTTGGTTATCCGCTTCCCCTCCAAGAGCTGACGAAGCGGATCTACCTTCTTAGTTTTTCTAGCCATGTTTCCCCTCCAAAAAGTATAAAACTATGCGGCTGGAGTTGTCGGTGGAATATCCCGATCCCTCTTCAACGCCATCAACCCAATGTTCGCCGTTACGTAAGCGTTTGGATTGACGCGCACCCCATTCCGCGAAACGACTACTTCTGTAAAAGAAGCGATAACCGTTATATTTGACGACGCCCGATTCCGAAACCGCAACGATGGAAACACCGTCGTCCGGCCATCAACACCAACCGTGTCTCGATGAGGTATCAAATCTAAGAATGTTATCTGCCCCCCATCAGGAAACAGTGCCGTTGTTCGATCTGGAACAAATAAGTCTATCGTCATCGTACACTGGTACCCCTGCGAGTCCAACGAGATCGGACCCAAGTGATTCAGGACATCCGCCTGCTGCACCCGCCAATCCTCATCATAGGACACCCCCTGCGCGAGCCCCAACTGTTTGAGACCTCCATCCGGAAGCACCGTCTCAACCAGCACCCACGCACCACCCGCGATTAGCTTCTCTGCCATTTTTCTAGCTCCTCCTAGCTCGTCGGCAACGTTGCAAACACATGCAGATGCGAAGTGACGAAAATGAAGTTAGTCGGAGGAGTCAGGTAGGCGTTGTACTCCACCTTAATCAAATCCCCCGTCACCGTCTTCTGATACCCCCAATAGGGAGCCACCCCTTCATCTGCTGAAAACACGCTCAGATCGTTATACTGTGAGAGCTTCGACTGAACGATTGCATCCACCCGACCCAAGATACCGTTGTTCATCGCATGACCGATAAACGCCTCTTCCAGCTCCGTCCGAAGATCCCGAGAAATAAACAGCGCCATCCTCATCATGGAGAACTCAACCTGCTGCAACTCCGATCCCTGATACGTCGTCACCGTCCGGCCAACCACGTACCGACCATTCTGCGTGCGAATACCAGGACACACACCCGCTTTGATGCAGGTCTCCGCATCCGCAATCGAGAGCAACGACTCCCAATTCAACACGTTGACCGTCTTGTTAGTCGCCGGTTCCGGCAGCGCCAACGCAACCTGAAATCCCAGCAGCTTTGCCGCAAAGTACGCCGGACTCCACGTCTTCGACACCGACAAATCGTCAAAGTCGTAATGCTTGAATCCTGGATAGGCGAGCATACCGTCGTCTGAGGTAAGATTTTGCGCTCGCGTAACCGCCTGAGCCACCGTCTCACCCGCAGCACCCCCGAGGATGAATTGCCGCTCCGACTTCCCGGTCACGGCGTTCATCGCCTCCACATGGGTTTTTATCAGCGCGTGAATCGCCGCGTCTTCGGAAGACGACCCGATAAACTGCACGTCCTCAACTTCTAGCGCCGTCAGCGAAACCCCCCACTCCGTTGAAGTGTAGGCACCGTCAACCGCACCCGAAAGATAGGTGTACGTAGCAACGTTGTCCGGAATAGCGCGAGTAGTCACACTCGCATGAATCACCGCGTCCATCCAAGCCGAATCATTTATCCCGTCTATGATCGCCTGGACCGTCGACTGCAACGTATAAGCCGAGGTCTTGATATCCTGAGTCGTAACCGAATCCACCTGGGAAGACGGGTCGGTGCCCTTCGCCCCGCTTCCCGTCACCAACGTACAAGTATAGTCTGCTATGTCGTTGATGTAATTGACCATATCGTCAATCGTCGGAAACGCCGCGTAGGTCAACGTCAAATCCTGCCCACCAGGACCACCCGTCACCGCCGTCACAAGCTGCGTCAGATTCGTAGTCATCGTCGCAGCCGAGCCCGCACCCGTATACTGAATCTGGAGCGACCCCTTGTAGAGATCGTCGAATATTTCTAGCGGCTGACTCTGAAACGCAATCGTCACCTTCTTACCGCTAACGGTACCCGCCTCCAGCTTGTACTTGACCTGATTGGTGTGCAAGCCGTAATCCGCCGAGGTCAACGTGATAATGTTGTTTGCGCTTTCCAGCAGGATATCCGTTGCCTGAGTACCCGGATTGACTCGGAACGCCCCTATCGACTGAGGGACTAAACCCCCACCCGGTGTGAAAGCGTGCATCACCGCATCCAGTAACGGCCCATCGCGCAACGTCTCTTGCGCTTCTGCGGCAGACCCAAAAAAGTACAAGAAATTGGGTTTACCCCCTCGGGAGTCCCCCGCAATCACCGCTCGATTCGTCGAGACCGATCCGCCGGAGCCTCGAACGAAGTCCAACCTACTGTAAGCACCCGGCAGCCAGTGCTGGCTCGCCTGCGCCCCACTCTGAAACAGTGCACCTTTGACACCCATGTTTTTCTAGCCTCCCTAACTCACTCGCCGCGACATTTCGTAATCGAGCAACTCCGCCCATTCGCGATCCGTATGCTGCGCGGTCCCGTACCGCACCTTCATAATCGCTACTTGCCCCGGCGATAGTGTCTCGTTTATCACCCACTTTGCCAGATGGATTTTTGGCTCTGCGGGTTCAGTTACTCTGCTTGACTTTGCCATTATGATCGTACCTACGTTGTTATATCCACAATCGAGTGAGTGATTGTACCACCCACAGCCACGGAAGTATCCAATACGTATTGCCGTGACGAATAGTCGATGTCGCACCTCAGCACCGCACCGTGGAGCGCTTGACCAAAATCGTAGTTGTAAATCCCACTCTTCTGACCGTTCACCGACCCCTCTTGGATCATAATTCCCTCTGCTTCGTGTAGCTTCTCAAATTGAGCGCTCCCTGTCAAGAACAGAGCCATCAGATCGAATATGCGGCCCCGTACCTCGGGATTCTGCGACCATATCTCAAACACGAAATTAGACCGTCGGGAGGTCTCCATTCCATCAGTCGCCAAGATCGAACCGCTCGAACTCGCCGCGATCAATTCTTCTAGCGCCAGCAGATCCTCATCCGTAACCAGATAGTGTGTATTCCGCTTCGCCTTGATATCGGCAATCTCACTAGCGGTGATCGCGACCTCCTCCACCCGGTTGCTCAACGAGGCGAGCGCCGTATTGAGTGTGTCCGTCTCGACCGCTCCCGTAACAGACGGGAAGTACTGAGCCGTCTCGATCTGCGTCCCCTGCTCCTGCTCCATCAACCGCGCAAACGGATGAGTCCCCGAAATCGTCAGATTTCCAAAATGCTCGAACAGCGTTGCAAACTTCACCTCCTCAAAAAAGTAGGTGCGCAGCGCCGCGTATACTATCGTCTCAACGTCTGGAGTGACTGTGATGAAGTACTTAGCCATTTACGACACCCCGAGATCCTTCATCAGACCGTCGGTGATCATCTCCTCAACGATAGGCTGAGTATTTCTAGCTACACTCTCAACAATCCGCATCCCCGGCTGGGCCGGTCGCACCCACTTGTGCGCCGGAGATCGTTCGGAGATTATACGGAATGTGACGTAGGAGGTGCGGGCCTGCGCCGCCGTGGTATTCTCCATCGCAACGAGCCCTTGCAGATTCTCCTCCCCCGGCAGGGTAGACTTGAACCGCGACCCCCACTGGTACGTATGCCGAGGAACCAACTCCCCCGAGTAGTTTGGTTCTACGACTCTACCGTCGAGTACCTTGGAAACCTGAAAGCGGTCATTCCGAATCCCCGCCCGAATCTGAGCGTATACCTGATCCGGCATGATGTTCGCTTTCACACCCCCTGGGACATTCCACCGAAACGGCACGATAAGATACCCATGACCCGCTTTCGCCCGCCGACTCTTCGGCCCCTTCGTATGGGTTTGCTTCATATCGATTTCAGCCGACCCATCCTCGATTGCTCCCGCATAGGGAGAATCAGAGTACACGAGGTGATCGAACGGACCCCGCACTTGGTGCTTGATACTTCTAGCATACGCCCCGGTCGCGTGCTTGATCTTAAAAGGTGAGCCCGCAATCGGTGCGCCCAACGCATAGCTCTTCCAGGTGCCCATTATCACCGTCTTTGAGGCGGCATTAAACGCCTGCACCGTCGCGGGGAGCTGGTTGTGGCCCACGGCCTCCAAAGAGGTGACTAACGACCCCAGACGTTCGTTGGTGGTAGAAACCTCCATCCGGATCAATAGACCGCCCCCTCCAACGACTGCAAAGACTCCGTTGTTCGAGGTTGCTTCGCCTTGCGGTTGAACATATCGAACCGTCGGAGCATGAGCTTCTTGGGAAAGATCTTGTTCTCGGCATAGCGGAGATTCGGTAATTCTTCTAGCACCATGAAGCTGGGACGGAACGTCAGCGCCACGCTAAATCTCCCATCCGGCTTCTGCGACCCCCACAGAATCTCATTATTCCGCGTCAGAGTAGAGCCCGTAACCTCACCGTGGGTATCCTGCACCCGCAGAACCCGCGCAACGTGGAAGTACGGTAGTTGGTGGTAGTCCAGCCCATTCGCGATCCCCACCAGGGTAGTTTTACTCTCCGCCTGGAGGAGCGTGATGATATCACCCCCACCCAGGTGATACGTACCCGGCACCGTCAGTTGAGCGGAGATATCCTCCGGCAGTGTCGGATTGGCTTCCCGCAACCGAGCATCGATCCCCGACAACAGAAACTTGTGTGCCTTGGTGTAAGTGCCGGTCGCCGTCAGCGTATCCCCCGTAGCCGGTGGATCGTCGGTTAGGACGAGGTTTTCCCAAAAGCTGATCACGCGGAGATCCTTCGACTGTGTTACATTCCGCAGCGTCGTAACCGAGATCAACTCCCCCTTGAACTGCCCCTCTGCGGTTTTCTCATCGAGGTTTACCCGCACCAACCCGCGCCCCTCCCAGGTCGCGGTATTCGCGGTAAAGGCGACCGTCAAGTCCGCCTCGTAGTCGACCCGTACCTTCCGGCCTTTTTCTAGCGCCGAGGTGACGGTAATAGTCGACCCGGTAAACCCAGAATAGGACACCTCCTCGGTGCCCTTCTTGATCGAAACCCGGTAGATCTGTTTGATAGGACTCTTGGTGGTCAGCGTGGTCGAACCGTCGCTGAACCGATACTCCACCTGCCGCGCATCCGTTGCAGGGTAGAAGATCAACCCCTTCCCCCGGCAAATCATGCACCGTGGATCGATCCGCCCATTATCGTCAAGGCACGAACACGGTACCATGTGGTGGAGGAGCACAGATTGCCCATGAGCGGCCAACGCCGACTCAAAACTGGCAGGGTCAAACTCAACTTTGATGTTTCTTCCAGCTCGCGGCACCTACGCCCCCACAAACTCCAACGGAATCGCACCAAACTTGTTTCTGTTCCGCTCCAACCAATCCTTGATGTCCTCGGTGTACTGTTTAATTCTAGCACCGAAGTACGCCGAGGTCGCGGACTGGGTTGAGCTGAATGACTCACTCAGCCCGTCCAGGGATACCGAACTCGACGAGAATCCGGCCAGAAGTCCGTCACCGATACTCGCCAAGCACTTGATCGCCGCGTATTTACCGACCACTTCGCGAAGGTCGTCGTCGACAAACTCAGAGGTCTCGTATCCCGTCGTGTAGTCCCACTCCATACCCTGAGTGAACCGCGCCCCCAAGATCCGCCACGGCATAATCCCCACCGAGAACGGCCCGTAGGCAATTCCCCCGGTAGGGAACAAGTTGACCTGCCCCGTATGCTTTTGCAGGCGCACCCAATTCTGCCCGAGAAGATCTATCACCTCGGTTTTCACCTGGGAGTACAGTTTCGCCCGCTCCACAGAGATAATAGGCATGTGCCGGAGCTGCACGAATCCGAAATTGCTCCACAGCTCCGGTTGAAAGGGATACGGATCTTCCCGGTCGGTGTAATCCACCCCGGTCGTCCACTCTTTAGATCGAATAAGTGTGGCAACGGGATTCGTTTTATACACCCGCCGCCGAATGTCGATGGTTAGAAACTTCTCGAAGTCCGCGACCGCGCTGCGGACAAAAAATCGGAACTGCTCGTCACTCCACGGCGTTTCTTCTAGATCGTTCGCGGTGAGATCAACCCCGTAGAGGTAGGTGTATCGCATGTCATCGGGGGACAGGACTTCACCCCACCCCCCTTCCGGTACCGGCTGATTCCCGAACGTCCAGCCGACCTTATCAGCCATCCTATACAGTCCATATCGTCACGGTGACATTCCCGCCCGTCGTATCTGTCGTGGACAGCGTAAGAGATGTTAGCGCCGTAAGGTGCGTGAACATCAGAGAGTCCACTAGGACGGCCTGCCCGTTAATCGTTGCAGAGATACCATCGGTCACTGCCGACGTAATCAACAGTGCGGCTACGTCGGCAGCGGCGGCGATCTCCGAGAAGGTGAAGCTGATCGTTCCATCCGTATCAATCAGATGAACCGTCAGCTCCTTTTTCTCCGTATAGGTGATCGCCTTTTCGATGGACCGTTTCGTCGCATCCGAGTCGTTTAGTGTGAGCTTCGCGTTAAGCGTCCCCACGTTTTTCTAGCTCCTACGCCCCGGCTGCTATGTCGATAGCCATCCACAGCACCAAGAGGTCTTGGTTTAATGTGGAGGTTCCACTCGCGTTGTTGATGATACCATCGGTCACAACTGAAAACTCCGACCGCAGATTCGTGCCGATGACATCCGGTGCCGCCAGCGACGCGGAGTAGTAATTCGTATCGGACGATACGTTCCCCGCTGCGCCGCCTTCGAGGGAGTCTGTGGTACCGATAAAATCCTCGCCCACCTTCGTCAGTACCGCCAGATACCCCAAATCCGCATGGTCCGCCGTTATTGCCGGAAGTGCGGCAATAGCCAACGCCTCCGAAGCGTAACCGGTCGTGAAGTTAGCCGCCGCCGGGAGTACATCAATTGTTCCGTTAGCACCGATTACCAACCGGTACACGCCCCATGTATCGGCAGGAATAGTACCCGCCGCCAGAGCCGTACCAGCAGCAACCGCCGCCTTGGCGTTAAACGCACCGTTGATTACGAAATCAACTGCCCCCGTCGCCACATTCGTATCGGTCGACCCGATAGCCAGTGCCGGGGTACCCGCAGTGACCCTATCCTGAGTCGCTCCCGTACCGGGGACGCCCCCAAAAGGAACGACCCCTTGCAGAATATCCCCAGCCTTGATGCCCGCCACAGCAACATCCCCCGCAACGGCACCGGCAACTATCGCCATGTCGAACAACGGGGTGGACCGCTCCACGATCTCTCGCCAGAGCGGTGTATCTCGGCGCATCCTATCTCTCAGTGTAACAGTCGCCATATATCCACTCCCTCCGTTTTTCAAGCTTAGAACCAGCCCAGGTCCGACGGCGAAATGTTCTTAATCCGAACGTGCCGGGTCGGGGCGGTCAGTGCCAGTGCACCAAAGAGAAGCATCAAGAAAGGCTCGACAGCTTCATTTGTGGGATACAGCCGGAACTTCATCATGGGCAAGAACTGCGCCCACTCGATAGCTTGGTACAGTGGATCGAGCGTCAACGCATACGCATCGGAGGTGCCCGGCAGATCGGCGTTATGATCCAAAACGTTCTGCGGTGATGTAGAGTAAGCAACCTGATGCGAGAAACGAATATCCGTACTCGCACCCGCGCCCTTCTTGGACCGGTAAACCTTGTACGCCGTGGGAGTCGTGGACCCCTTCGTGACCGGCAGAGTGATAGACTCACCCGCAGCCACTATCTGATTGTCCTCAGCCGATGGAGCACTGTCCCCGTACTGGTTTACCGACACTACCTTGTAGTAGTACGTCCCCGCATCCGCAGCAGCGAATTGCGATGAGCCGTTCGTTGCCGCAGTGGTCGTACCGATACTCGGTGCATCCGGCGCACCAGACAGAGCCGATGCCGACGGAGCTGCTCCCTCGTTGACGAATACATCCGGAACCAGATCGGGCTCACCAAAAATCGTAGTGTACTTTTTGAACACTACGCTGGCGGACTGCGCCTCGCCCGGTCCTACTCGGATGCGGTCTCTGAGCACCTTCTGAAAGTCGGCCATGACCTTAGTGGAGGTGAAGATCGTATCGATCATACCGTACTGATCGCGCACGATTCGAGCTGCATCAGAAATGCTGTCCTCGAAGTCCAGCGCCGTAGCGTCCTTCCCTCGGAGGTCCAACACGTTCGCGGCCGGAATGAGTTTTTCTAGCCCGTCCGGCTGCTGAGTCACCATCGCTGAGTCGCCGCTAAAAAGCCCCTTCTCAGCATTACGGATCACCCACAAGGCCCCCGCATTCTGCTCCAGAGCAACGGCGTCTTCGATCATCTGCGAGTGCATGGCTTGCAGAGTCACCTTACGGAGCGTCTGCAAAAACTTTGCAGTCGCGTACTTCCGCGTGATGGTCTGGTTTGTTTCCTCGGACGCGCCGCCCTCAGAAACCCACGCACCGTCATCGGCACCGACCTCCGTTCTTTCGTCCCACTGATGGACAACAGAACTGACCGGCTTTTTCTTGATTCGCTGAAAGAGTTGAGCCTCTTTTTGCTTATGGAGGATGTCAATCAGCGTCCCTTCCAAGGACTCCACCGTCAGGGCGCGACCACCGGTAAAAGAACCAGCGTCAACTCCGGAGCCCGCTGTCAGCGCCTTGTTGAGCGATTCCAGCATTTCATAACCGGCCTCTCCGAAACCCTCGTAGCCGGTATCTGCAAAAGGATTCATTATTCAGTAACCTCCTGAATTGCTTTCTCCCACGGACCCTCCAAAGCTAGGCCCTTATTCATGCGCCCCTCGATCTTAGAGAGAGTCATCGAGTCGATCCTACCCTGCTGAGAAGCGGCGAGCGCCTTTCGCATGATGGTCGATCCGGCCATCCCCTTGAGAGCACTGTCCTCGAATCGCGGAGCCGACTTCCGGAGTACCGAGCCCGAGGGCTGGGTTTGACCGCCGATAGCCTCGACCGTTTCCGAAATGCTCTTTTGCATCTCTTGAGCCGCCAGAGAAACCCGCGCATGGGACTTGGCGAGAGTGTGCACCTCTGCAATGCTCTTTTCCAACACCTTGAAGCGCCGGTCGATGCCCTTCACCAATCGGCGAAGGAACGGTTCAACGTCCATCGCGGCTTCAGCCTCCACGTCCGCCGTCACAAAGTCTTCGATGGACTTTTGACTCTGCTCCATCTCCTCATCGTCCTCGTCCTCGTACTCGTACTCGTCATCATCCTCATCGTCCTCGTCCTGCGCCTTGTTGGCTTTTTCTAGCAGCTCGATTTGATGATCAAAATCGGCGTCGAGGAGACCGCGCAGATCGTCTCGACTGGCATTCCAACTCTTTTCCAGAGTTTCGGAATCCACGCCAGTCTCGTCCTGCTTCGTGTCTTCCACCACAACTGTTTCTGCCACAGTTAAGCCTCCGTATTATTTCCGATCCCGCAACGCGGGATTGAGTTTGTTGCCAAGAAAACCCAACAGCTCAACCGTGGTATGTGGATCAAACCCCTGAGCCTCGACAAAATCTGATATTTCCTCCCACGACCCGAACGAGCCGTTGAGAACCTTTGCCATGATTGTGCGAAAAAGCGCCCGCGCACCGGGAAACTCGTTGTAGATCGGTTTCCCCCGCAGCGCCTCGCCGGTCAACGCCCGACCGCCAGTAAACGACCCCGCGTCGACACCTGACCCCGCCATCAGTGCTTTTTCAATTTCTAGCTCTATCGCCCCCTCGGTCTCCGCGACCTGACCCATCGCTATCGCTTTAGCAAACTCAGCAAACGGTACGAATGACACCAGCCCGTACATAGCATCATTCACCGGTTTGTAGGTGATGGCGGTATCATCCCACACCACCCGCTGAATCGAGTCATCGTCGGATTTCTTGAGCACTCCCCCGCCAACGGACCCGCCGAGCCGCTGCGCCCCCGAGCGAACGTTCTTCCAAACACTTACCGCTATGTCGTTCTGCTGATACAGAAACCCCTTAACGAGTGTCTGATTGTCCGCCGAAAACCGCACGTCGGTAGGCTCACCGATGATAAACTTGGGATCGTTCAGCGGAGGTTTGTGCTTGTGATCCCAAGAGATTACTCCGTGTGAAACGTAATAGTCAGCCGCTTTCTTGAGCGCACTGACCTCTATCCGTTCTTTTTCCTGGTCGCGGGATTCGTCGGACGCCCCGACGTAAATCACCCACTGTCCGTTCTCTTCCTCTGCTTTGAGGATTCCCGCCATCGGGGAAAAGAATTGATTGCCTCGTATCGTCGGTGCTACTCTCATAACCAATAAAAAAAGCCCACAAGCCGGGATCCGGTTAGGATCGGGCTCATGGGCCTCATGTCCAACAGTTATTTCTAGCTCAGAATCGGTTGAGCCTCTTGCAGCGTCGACACTTGATCTCGATCACCGCCGTCTCAGCCTTTCTGAGCACTCTGCCGAGCAACGCGCCGCAGGTGCATCGGAGGTCTTGATAACCTCCAACGGATAACCTGATGCGTCTCTTACCCTCACCAACAGTATACGCAGAAGGATCTGAAACGTCACTCATTCCGCGAAAAAACTACCAATTTCAACGAAAATTCGCGGGATTCGCGGGATTCGCGGGATTCGCGGGATTTGCCGATCATGCCTTGTATATCCCCATTATGTAGGCGTAGTCCTCAGTATGCCCCTGTTGCGCGGCGATTTGTTTCGCCCGCGCCCACTTCGCCTCATCGACCGGCTTTCCGCGCACCCGCTTCGGCATTACTCAAATAACTCCGGAAAACTGATTCGGATTACTTCCTGTTGTGCACTGGTACCGAAAGTCGCCAGCATACGCACCGCAGATCTTATGATCGCATAATCCGCTTTGAGATCTTTCAGCTCTTTCGCTGTCTGATCCTCCTTGCTACTCTTACCGCTCGCCGCTTTTGCCACAACTGCACTCCTACGCTGCTGTTTTTTGTTGAGTCTGGTACAACTGACGCAGCTTGTCAGCGTACTTACCGACTATTGGATCGTACCGCACCCAGGTACACCGACAGTGCGGGTGCATCACGACTGCTACCTCCCAGTCCACCTGCCGCTTCCCGGCATTCGTCTTCCCCGGCCAGATCGTAGGATACTCGGTGCCTTGTATTTCTAGCGTGGACGGACCCGCTTCCGGCAGCATCGCTACGATCTTGCCGTCAACGTGCTGCTTACACATCGCACACGCCGTCGGTGCGGATATGCCCTGCATCAAGATCGGCTCTTCCTTGCCGCCCATCTCAGACAACAGGTACCCGTTATTGAAGCTCATCGCCGTCTCGGTCTCGGCGATCATCCTCCAGTCCCGGTTCATCTCCCCAAACGTGTCGAACAAACGTTGGTGGAGCTGTGGTGCCGTGATTCGATCCTGGTACGACTGGATGATAGTGTCGGCAACCTTACGCCGGTGCCGAGAGGTGATATCGGTGATCAGCTCCCCCGTCCGGTGCCGCGACCACCCCAGGGTGTTCTCATAGACGGAGTTTTCTTCTAGCTCCTCCGCCATCCGTTGCACGTCATCGTCGGACGGTTGGTGCTGCGGCTCCATTCGTTGCAGGATCATTCCCAACGCCATCGCCCGGCGTGTGAGCACCTCCGCCTGATTGCCGTAGATCCACCCCAGGATCTTCTCGACCTGCTTGGCTATCACCGCCCACTGTTTTACCGTCAAGAGTTTACCCGATTTAGGATCTAGGAACGTCCGACCATCCAACCGGAAAATCTTGTCTTCATCGGAACCGGCCTTACTCAAAGACAGCCACGACCGATCTATCTCGGCCAGCAGCCGCTTGAGGTACCGCTCGACATCCCGCTTCGACCGCTCGTCCAGCTTGTGTAAAGACGGGTACGGGGTCGGCTCCGGCACCGACCCGTAACTGAACCCGGTTGCTTTTTCTAGCACCCGCACCGCCTTGAGAAACGAGCGTACTTCGTGCGGATTCCGGATCTCTAATGTGAGCGTCTTCACGCCGCGCCTCGTTTCCTCGACGCCGATTTTACCTTCCGCACCTCCGATTGCCCCTTCTCGGTGAGAGTAGCAACGTGGTCCTCACCGTGCCCGGTATGCTCCCACTTGATGAGTCCCAGCCGCGTCAGCCGGTCGTAGGCTTTCTTACTCGGTCCCTTGAGCGCATCCAGGTACACACTCTGTGAAGAAACCCGCAGCAACGCCCGCGCCATCTCCGGCGTGCCCTTCATCGAGTTTCCGTTACGTGCCTGCTTCAAGCCAACCGGCTTCCAGATGCCGTTCTCTTTCTTCCGCATCCCAGACGCCCACTTGCGGACGGTCCCATCGGGGTAGGCGCGGGATTTTTCTAGCACTACGAAGTCGCGGACCATCGACTTGACCACCTTATCGCCGATATGCTTGCGGAGGAGCTTCTCGAAGTCAGAGCCCTTGGCGATCATCTCGTCGGTAGGATCTACTCCGCCGTGCCCCCACCCCCAAACCGGATCGCTCTTTACCTTGGACTTGTAGCGTCCGGTCTTAGTCGTTCCCGTCTCATACCGGTATCCCTCGTTGTACTCTTTCTCCGACAGACCCGCCCGCGTTCGGGCAAGATACGCCGCAAACGCGCGGGCGAACTTCTCAGTGGGCGTGCGGTAATACCCCGCTCTCGAACGCAGGAACGAAGACGGCATGAACCGATCCTTGACATGATCCGCTACAGCCCTCGTACTGTACTCCGCCAACTGACGCCAAGGGAGAGCAGCCTTTTCTATCAGCCCCAGAACCCGGCGAGTGTGTTCCCTATCATCCCCCGGTGCCAGCCCTCGGGAGTGTAGAAACTCCGTAAGATTGTCCGCCATATCAGGATTGTGCTTTGCACCCGTCGCCATCAGATTCAGATCGGGAGCACCGGAGAGTGCCTGAACGATGTGGGTACCAGGCTCTTGCTGAGGGATGTTGTCCTTCATCCACTGCCCTGAAATCGCCACCATGCAGTTTAGCAAGTAGGGAACATCCTGCCGATGTTCCTCCGGAACCCCCCTTAGAAGAGATTCGGAAAGCATGCCGATCCGCGTCTTCACCGAACTCTGAGAGCTGTCTACAAACTTCCCAAACTCCTCCACTTCTTCTATCGTCTTCGGCATCTCACGCCCACGAATCGCCTGATTGATTTTATCATCAAACCCAGAATCTTTGCTCCACTTCATGAACTCATTTTGCATTTCTGGCTCTCGATACCAAAAGTAATGGCCCACTTCGTGTGGGATGGTTCCGGTATGCGATGGAGAAATCAACAACACCTGATTGGCTTCCTGGTACATCCCCTTAGCTTTCCTCGACGCTTTCTCCAACTGAAGACGCAGCGGTCGGCGGTCAGGGGGATGATACCCTTTGAGGTCTACGTACTTAGCTACCTCACGAAACGACTTCAACATGCTGTTCATCGTTGCGGAGGTCAGCTTTGGCGCTTGTTCACGCTTATATCTAGTAGACCCCCCCACCCCGGTCTCGACTCCCAACCCGGTGATGCCCTTCAACTCATCTGTGAGCTTTTTGATGCGCGGATCACGCTGTTGTTTTTCTAGCTCCCACTCGGCGTAACCAGGGGCTTTCTTAGCCTGTGCCCGAAACCTCCGCGCTGTCTTCGCGTCGAGCCCCAACGCCCCGCTTTTGAACAGTGTCTCCATCTCTTCAAAGGGGACAGGTACGGTCACACCCTGCATACTGTGCCGGACTTTTTCATACTCCGGATCGCGCCAGTTACCGTAAGGATACATCACAGCTCCGAACGTCCCCTCAACCGACGCCCCGTAACCATAGGCAGCGTCCATTTGCCAGTCCCACTTGCCCCAGTTATCTACGCTGGCCAGCTCCTTTTTGGCCGTTTCGAGCACACCCGCAAGACCGTGGACAGCGTCATCGATTCCGTGAGTCGAAGTTGTGGACCACAACCGACGATGCCGCGTCTGGTAGTCGGTCCCCTCCTCAACGATATCCCGCGCAGCGGCTTGGAGGTTATTCCCCAACTCATCCGCCGAACCTTCTCGGACGAGATCCCACAGCTTTTCAAAAGTCGTCGGCCATCCCGCCTTCGCCCAGATTTCCCGCAAGGTGCTGTCAGAGATGAACGACAGCGGCTCGTTTTGTAGCATCGCCGCATAGTCCTCAGCGTCTATGGAGGACAAGGTGCGAGACTTCCCGAGCAGCGTCAGAGCTATCCCCGACCGCAAGCTGTTCTTGATCGCCTGCTCCATATACTCCGCACTCGGTACTGATTTGTAATCCCACGTCGGTGCGTTTTCCGCAGTGATGATCTTCCGCTTTTTCTTCTTACGCTTCGCGTCCTCAGCCTTCCGCGCCTTTTCCTCCTCGACCTGTTTGCGCTTCTCTGCTACGAGCTTAGTCAACAGCTCCTCCACTTTCTTTCCCGCCTCCGGTGTCCACTCGCGGGTTTTTCTAGCCTTCGGTGAGGTTGGCGGCTCCGGCTTCTTTTTCGGCGCTTTCTTCTTGACCGTCAGCTTTTTCTTCTCGGTTTTATTGGGAGCCCGCTTCTTTTTACCTTCCTGCTCTTTGTCCCATTTCGCGACCTCCGCCTTAGTAGCGTTGCCGTCATAGACCCACTTGACGCCAACTTTCTTGATCCAGTATCGACGCCCGCCCTTCTTGCCCATCATGCGACGGGTACCCTCCGGCACCGGAGGTCGGGCTTTCTCCATTACTTCCATTACTGCATCCACGACTGCATCCACGACTCTGAATAAAGTACTCACGAAACCCCCCTAAAATAATACTCGACCATCGCGCCGGTATAGCACCCGGCGATTCCGATTAGAACGATGCCCACTTGCAGGATCAACGATAGCGGGAACTGGGTATGGAACGCATCGGACAGCGCGGTAAACACCCCTGTCACAGACAGAAACATCACGAACTGAAGAGGCGCTAATAATCCTATCGCCCATGTGGGAGTATTTCTAGCGACCGTTAGTGCCAGCAGACCGCACACCACCGATATGAATATGATCACTCCCCACAGCTTGAACCCGCCAAGATTCAGAAAGATGTTCCACGCTACGCCGTTCACATACGTTGGATCAATAGCAGCGTTTACAAACATCTGAATCGCCGCCGTCCCCCAGTACCACATCGCAAAGATGACCGCCCACGACAGCCGCATTCCTCTAACTCCCACCAACTAACCGCATAATATAGCTCACACTCAAAGACCCCAGAAGTGTGACCCCAGTAACAAGGATTCCCCACAGACGCGCATTCGCAGCACGAATCGACCCGCGAAGGTCTTTGATGTCCTCGGTAAATCCCTTAACATCGCCTTCAACCGCCGTCAAGCGCTCGCGAGCATCCATCTCGAAAACCCTGAAGTCCGCCTCGATCCGCGAAACATGGCCCCTAATCTCGATTGTATCTTCCATGCTTATAGTCTACGGCCAAAACTACGTATTTCCCTTACCGGAAACTACACCAAATCGCAACGGGATATACGCACTCACCCGCCCACGGCGGGATTTTTCTAGCCCACGAAGCCCCCGCTGAATAGCCTTCAACACCTTGCGTCCGAGAAATCTCCGCAGCAGCCGCTCGTAGGCACTCCCCTTCGCAATCAGATCGTCCGATGGGTCCATTTCGTTATGTCCCCACCCCCACACATCGGTATCGAACGCCGCCTCACTCTTTTCCGTCCACAACGCACTGTCGTATTGGCTCTTCGATAACCCCATACGAGTACGCGCCAAGTAGCACGCAAAAGAGCGAGCAAACATCTCGGTGGGCTCCCGATAATAATCAAGAAGGGATTTGCCATACTTCACACCTGTAGTTTCGGGCTCCCGCGTTCTAAATAACCGCCTCACCGATCTATCTACCGCCTGAGGCCCGAGAGTATCCAGCTGCTCCCAGATACCCAGACCAGACCTCCCACCCCCCTCTATACTGTTCATCTCAGGGTCAGTGAGTAATTCTAGCGCTGAACGGATGTCGTCTGCACTATCGGTAGGCGCAACCCCTGCCTTGTGGATTTTCGCCACCCAATAGTCCAGCCACGGCGTACCCGGCTCCTTGTTGTCGTCCTCCAGCGAGAAGCGCAAACCCCGAAAGCTCGTCATGCTCACCCCTTGACCCTTCTTTGCTAGGTACTCAGCGGCTAACTCCTGCTGCCCCAAACCCATAACGCAGTGCGCCAAATACTCCGCCCGAAACTGTTTCGCAGGCGGTATCTGCGCCCACGACGGAAGGAACCGGGAAAACTTATTAGCTCTCTTGCCCGGCATCTCCATCGCCATCATTTTCTTGAGGCGGTTGTTGATCATCCCTTGCACACTATGAGTAAATCTAGCACGGTTGCGGGACGACAGACTGTAGGTCATGCCCCCGCGAGAGTTTTCAATCTGCTCTATCAACCCACCAGACTTGTTCGCCCACTTCTCAAACGCTTCCCGGTCTTTGGCAGACGCATGATCCCAGAAGTAGTGGCCCACCTCATGAGACACTGCTCCCGGCATAGAGGTCGACATCTTGATCGCCTCGCGGGATGGCTGATAAAACGCGACCCCACTCCCTCGGTTTTCCTTCGTCACATTAAAGAACTCCAATCCAAGCGGACCCTTCTCAACGGGAGTGTACGACCGGAAGTCGACCAGCTTATTCATAGCATCAAACGCATCCGCCATCTGCTGCATACCGATCCCGACATCCACCTCTTTCTCAGATCCCAAAAATCGAAGGTCGGGCATCAGTTTACGGAGCCGGGACGCCGCCTCTCTCATCCCCGGCGACCTCTTAATTCTCTCTGTGAATCGGTACTGGCGGTATGCCAACGATTGTCGAAAGTGCTTCCGCACCATTTGAATGTCCTCCGCGCTGAGACCCTTCCCCATCTCCCCTTTCAACACGGTCTCCATCTTACTCGGCGGGATAGACATCTCGACGTGGCTCCCCCCTCCTCCAAACCTCGAAGTACTCTCCCCACGGAGCACCAGCGGCACCTCTCCACGTACCCCTACCCAACGGTCCGATGTTCCAATTGCATCAATCCTCAGCGCACCCCCTTGCAACGGAAGATTCCTATACGCTATGCTCATTGCAGCCCCCGGCGAGAATCCCGGCCCTCCTGTCGATCTTTCCCCGGCGATGTAGTCCGCTACCTGCGGCTTTAGACTGCCATCTTTCATTCCCTCGAACAGCTCATCGAAGGTATCCGGCAACCCTAACTCAACCCACAGCTTACGCTCAGGATCTTTAGAGTCCCGCGCCCAACCCGCAATTGGGTCTGATCTATCCTCCCACATCGCATAAGTAGGATCTCGACCGCCTGGGCCACCCGTTATTTCTGATATCAGATCCCGACGAAATTGATTCTTGATCACCTGCTCCATATACTCCGCACTCGGTACTGATTTGTAATCCCACACAGCCTGCTCCGAAGCCACCGGTACCGGATCTTCCTTCCGCTCTATCTTCTTGTCATCGCCCTTCGCTCCAGCAGGGCCGTCGTAAACCCACTTCTTACCAGTTTTCTTCAACCAGAACTTGCGCCCACCCTTCGCACCCATCAGCTTACGCGAACCCTCAGCAACAGGCGGTCGGCCCTTCTCAAAGGCGAACTCGCTGCCTGCCTGCATCCGACCGCCAAACCCGGTCTCATCAAACCGGTGCTCACCCTTCTGGAGTATTTCTAGCTCCTCCTGTCTCGACTTGACCTTCAGGTATCCGACCGACTTGCCCTTCCGCGTTTCCAAAAAGGTACGGAACTCCCCCATGTTCAGAGATTCCATCGACCCAAAGAACTTCGGATCGTCGTAGTGCATCAAATATGCCCGCTTCGCGTGCTTGGCGGTGAGGAAACCCAACATCACCTTGTCTTCATCGTAATTGCCGGTCTTGGGGTTGTTCTGGTGAATTACAAACACCCACGGCGATTTCTCGTACGGCCCAATATACACGTCGACGTGATCTCCGTCCGGCCCCTCCGTCAAACGGATGTAGCCGTAGGGGTACCGCATCAGCGTCTTTCCCTCTTCTTTCTTGAGCGGATCGTACCAGTGCCGATAAGACCCCTTCTGATTCTCAACCGAGATGGGAAGCTCCTGGAACTCTGTTCGGTAGTGCAATTTTCTAGCTTTGCCGAATGTCAGCATTACTTTCCCTTCTCCTCGACTGGAATCTCTTTGACCGGCAGCGGGGTAGTGTCAGCCTTGGCGATTGCCTCAATCACCGTCGGCAGCTCCTCTTCCGGCTTGCCGTCCGCATCCGCCATGAAGTGCAGGGTCTTCCCGTCGTCGAGGTCGACGCTGAGAACGATCCGGTCTCCGATTCGGTTGGTGCGCATCTTCCGGATCGATACACCAGGATCTAGAGCCCGCATACCCACCCCTTCTACAAACGCAACGAGAGACTCCTGGTCCATGACCACCGGAGTCTCGGTCTTCGTGATTGTGCCCTTAGCATCCTTGGTGTGTTTTTCTAGCGAACGTATCTTCATCGAGCCGAAACCTCCAACGCATCCTCCACAGTCATACGGTGACGGCGAATCTCGGCACGGTACGCCAAGTCATCGCGGTCCAACGAAACCATACTATCAAACGGAATCCAACGATCTCCATCACGCCTATTGATCGTCACAAAGTAAACCTCCTGGCCCAGCGTCGGGGAGTACACCGACCACATTGTACTTGGCGTCGCTTCCAAAGGCATCGTTCAGCCTGTGCTTTATGAGAGTGATAGCAAGGTGAGTGATGTCGATCCCAATCCACTGCCGGTTGAGTCTTTGAGCAACGGCCACGGCGGTACCGCAACCGCAGAAAGGATCTAAAATGATACCGTTTTCCGGACATGATAGTCGAATGATGCGTTCCAATAAACGCTCAGGTTTTTGAGTAGGATAACCCAGCCGTTCTTTTTCCATTGGGTTCAACGCCTGAATGATCCAGACATCCATCGGCAACTTGAAGATGCTGTCTACCTGTATTCGCGCACCTTTGGGGTTTTTCGCACGCTGAAGGGCTTTTTCTGTTCTTCGGTCCGGTGACGCCCATGGATCAAAGTAGCAGTCGGTGCCTTTCGCATAGAGCAAGATGATATCGTGTTTTCTCGAAAGATGACTGTCGCTGGCACCCCCTGTTTGGTAGTGCCAAACAATCTCATTTCTAAAGTGCCGGGCACCATAAATGGCGTCCATTAACACCTTGAGATAGTGACTCGCAGTAGGATCGCAATGCAGGTAGATGGAGCCAGTAGGTTTGAGAACCCTTCGCAACTCGACAAGACGCAGTGCCATCATCGAAAGGTATGCCAACATATCGTTGTCACCGAGCAACTGTCTAAATGCGCGCATCGCTTCGGCGACCTTACCACCAGACTCCACCACCTCCTGATACGTTTTCGCAGAGACCTCATCCCATCGCCACATGTCGTTGAAGGCTTTGATCTGGGCAGACTTCCTCTTGATCGACGAGGTGGACAAGCAGTACGTTGCGTTGCTGTTGAACGGAGGGTCGAGATAGATCAGATCGACGGATTCGTCTTTGATATGGAGTCTCAGTACTTCGAGATTATCCCCGTAGAAAAGCGTATTCTCCACTACCGCACTCGCAACCTTACGCTCTGGGCAGGGTCGCCCACGGGCACAGGAGCAACCAGAAACCCAAAAAAAAACTGCACCGGAGCTACCTCCTCCGCCTTCTGCAACGAGCCCTCCAAGTCGGTCGATAGCTGAGTCTGTAGCCTCAGCTCCATGGACAAGGAGGTCAATTCTCCCGCGCTGCTCCTCAATGATCCCTCTAAGCTCAGTATAGTCGCTTCTCGACTGGTCAAGCTCTGCTCTAAGTCGGCGATGGTCAAGCTGGAGGAGGTTATGGTCGCCTCGCTCGCGCTCAAGTCGCTCCGTAAGGCCGCTATTGAACTCCGCTGTTGTTCTAGCAGACTCTCTCGCTCCACCAAGCTCTCTCGCAAGTCTTCGATTGTCTGCGCCGAGCGCGACAACGCTCCCTCGCTCCCCTGCAAGCTAGTCTGCAAGCGCGTCACTCTGTCCCCGAGCCTGTCGGACCTGCTCTGCGCCCCGGTCAACTGCATCTGTAAGGGACTCAACTCGACTCTCTGCTGTTCGGAGAGATTCCGTAAGCTCTGCACCTCTTGCCCTTGCAGCTCGAAGATCGTCTTGAGCCTCTTCAAGTCTTTCTGTAAGGCCGTCTCTCCGACCGAAACCTCTACCGCAAGAACGGACTGTGATGAAAACAGTACCGCCACCAAGACACACCAGTAAAACCGCAACATAGTAACTCCTCCATTTCACCGGCTACGGCCTCGGAAGACCGCTGACCGGTGCCGACTGTGCACGATTGTCCATCACCTTGCCCGCGACATTCCCCGCCGCGTACAAGCCCAGGACACCCGCATAAGCGATAAAGAGCTGTCCCCACAGCCCTGATTCTCTAACGTCCCTGATCAACCACACGATTGTAATCACCGCCAGCAGGGTGAGCACCGCCACGGCAAGGTAGAACTTCCGCGACCTGAACGTCTTTGCACCCACAACCGGCGAACTCTCGGAAGCTGCCATTTTTCTAGCCCCCTAATCCCAACAGACCTTGCGTGAGCTTGGTTGCAACATCCCGCAACTGCGGAAACGCATACATACCACCAAACCCTACGAGCACGAACAGCGTAAACCTGCGCGGGCGATTTTTCTTCTTGCCGTCCGCGTGCCCGACGACATCCCACATCGCCACCAGGATAATTCCTATACCCCCGGCAAAGAGAAAATCAGTAAAGTGAAATGTCGGAAGCTGAATGCTCTCGGTGGTGCCAGGCCCGTCGGACCACAGGTCGGTCCATCTGATTATCGCGGGGGATAGCCACGCGATGAATACACCCACTACTACTGATATCACGGACCCTGCGGATGTCAACAGGCCGAGGAAGAACTCCACCAACACATTCGCCCTTTTGGGACTTTGAACTTCTTGCGCCACACCCACCCTCCATCAGTATTTCTAGCGATGTCAATCCAACCACTACAAGAGATAATACTACAATTCCGCACCAGATCCAACCCCTAAACTCCCCCGGCACCCACTCCGTAGATATCGACGCCCCCAACTGCCGAGCCAGAAGAGGGGTTAGCGTCATTCCCTATACCGTAAAAACCCCCCTGGAGGATACGTCCAGGGGTACACATTCAACGCCACTAATCCGGCCTAACAGATTAACGTCGTTCGCTCCAATTTGACCCCCCAACGGAGGGCTTGCGTCTCGCGCACCCGAGACTGCATTCAGAAAAAAAGGCCGAGGGGGACGGAATCCTCGGCCTGGGAATAGGGCCGGTTCGGTCGGTGAGGAGTATACCAACCTCTTTTTGTGAACCGCACCCATTTGTTGCATAGTAGTTCTAGCCCCGCAGAGCGGAGACCTTAACCGTCACCTGGACGATTCCGCCGTTGATCACAGCGACCTCCAGATCCCGCACCGGCATGTTCGCAAACTCCTGGTAGTCGGTGGTGTCCTTCGCCCGAAACAACACCCGCCCGTACCCGTCGTCGATACGGAGCGTTGCGTCGGTGCCACCGGTGTACTTGATCGACTTCAACACGATACGTCCAGCAATCGTGTCAGCAGCCGCCGTCATCTCGTAAATGCCTATTTGCGCATCACCCGTTAGTGCCACTCTGACCTCCCCTTCCGTTTCTGTTCGACATACTCATCAAACTCCTGATCGATATGGCCAACCAAATCATTCATCAACTCTGGAATGCTCTGCGCCAGCCACGTCGTAAACTCTGCTGCATACTCTTGTCGAATCCCCACCCGAACGGCGGGAAATTGAACTACCACCGGTTGCACGTCATCCGGTGTATCGGCAGTTTCCTCTTGAAACCCAATTGAATCGCTCACGTCTTGTGAATCCCTTGAGCCCACATCAGCGCAATCGCCACCGCCCACACATAAGCGACTCCCAACGCTACCGCTGCCGTCACGCGCCTTATCATGACTCATAACCTCCACACCAATCGGAGTCGGCCATCTGACACAGCCTTAGCAACAGTCACCGGCGCAGTCCCCCACTTCGCAGCAAACCCCTCCAGTTTTTCTAGCGCCGTCGCCGGAACAAACCATTCCTTCGTCTTCGCATCGAACGGCGGACCCACCGGACCACCCGCAATCTCTTTGATGTCCTTGATAGCGAAAGTATCGAAGGGAAACTTCACCCGAAAGTGTCGACCGTCGAGCTTTGCCGTCACCGACCCATAATCCAATCGGGGAGGAGCTTGTCGAGCCGCCTGCGCCATCAACTGTTCCTTGGCGAGCCCGATATGCTTGATGTGTTCCGCATACTGCGCACCCACGACCCATGCGGTACGGTGCTTGTCCCACTTCACGTCGCCGGTCTTCTGTGACACACTCTTGAGTCGTGTGATAGTCTCTCGATCAAACGGAAAACGCACCTCATAAGAGTCTCCCAGTTTCGTTGCCGAGACCGAGCCCGCTGAGATCTTAGCAGGCGCTTTCTTCACGTCGGTCAGCGTCTTCTTTTTCAGCGCCGTGTCGACCTTCTGAACGTCTAGCTGCATCCGCTTCCCCGAGTCATTCGACACACTGTGACCGAGCCTCTTGGCTTCCAGGTAGGCGTCTGCTTCGTCCTTTGAAAGATGCTGAACCGCCTCGATGTCACCGAGGTCCAGGGCTTCGTAGTCACCCTTCACCGCCGCGCCCAACGTGCGGAGCTTATTCCCGATGATATCCGTATTCCACGCATCGGTGGGAGCGTTGGTGACGAGCATTTCTGCCGTCGCCGGACTCTTTGTCGTCAGACGGTTCACCCTACCGAGCACTTGCACCATATCCATCGCTGAGAACGGAGGAGTCATGATGATAGCATGACGCGGGTTTTTCCCCGTTGTGTCATCCAACGAGATACCGGTACCCCCACTTTGCGGAGTGGTGAGAAGCACCCGCGTGCGACCTGCCTGGAAGTCCTTGACCGCCTGCTCCCGCTGGTCTTTCGGCACCCCACCGTGCACCGTCGCAAACGGTAGATTTCTCTCTTGGAGAAACTTCGTCAGCTTGTTGACCGTGCTTGGAGTGAAGAACTCCTCCCCTCCCTCCTGTTCCTTGAGGTCGGTATCGTTCACCCGCGTTGCAAAGACTACGACCTGCTTGCCCTCGGCTATCGCCTTTCTCACAGAAGCGCGGGCTTCGTAAATCTTCACATCCTCCAAGATACGCCGAATACGCATCAGCCCCGCTGCTTTGACAATACCCTTCGCACGCCCCTTTGCTGCCGCAACAGCCGCTTGCAGGTTTTCTTCCGCCTTTTTCACCCGCTCAAAATCCGCACCTGTCAGCTCTGTCCGCCGAATGTTCATGGTAAGGTTGTCCATCGACACCTCCCGCTTTACCGCGAGACCCTGACCCGCCAACGAATCGTAAAAGGCTTCGATTCTTCTAGCACTCTCGATAACCGCTACCTCAGCGACCCACGTCTGCACCTTCACCTTGCCGATCTGCTGCTCGCGGAGTCCGTAACCTAACTGCTTCATGATCGCCTGATACGGCAACCCATACGCATCGCAAAAGTAGCGAATCTGTACCGGCTTGTCGATTGGAGTTGCCGAGAACAGCCCGACCCGATCCGACGCCTGCATGAGATCCAACCCCAACTTGGCTTTCACCGAATTGTGAAAGTTTTTGAGATTGTGCGACTCATCGAACACCGACAGGCCGACTTCGCCGAACCGTTCTTTCAGCTTGTTTAGGCGACTGTAGGTGGTTATATAAATACCACCTTCCCCCTCCTTACCCATATCTTCAGGGCGACTGACTACCGTGAATTTCACCCCCATCGCCGCAGCGTCGCGGGCAAAAGCGTCGTTAATGATCCCTTCAGATTGAGTCATCAACAGCACTTTGCTATTGGGGTTCTTCTGAGCGTACATCGCCGCGAGCCCAATCTCCTGCCGTGTCTTCCCCGCACCCGTTCCGTCAAAGTTAGATATCGTCTTATGCCCCTCCTCGAACCGCTGGAGCGCGATATTCAAGAAGTCGGACTGGTGCTTTCTTAGAGATCCTCTAAGATTCTCGGGTACACGGTCGGTTTCGGGCGCTGCATAGAACTCCGGCCTTGCGACGAGGAGTCCATCTTCCGAATACGGTTGTTCTCCACTATCCTCTCGAACAGTATCTCCTCGTTCAGATGAAGACTGTGATCCTCCACTATCACCTCCGTCTCCTCCGACGGTTCTTGGTTCGGTTGTTTTGCCACGCTTTTCCTCCTGCTCGCGTTTTTTTCTAGCAAGCTCTTCGAGGAGACCCGCTAATATGAGCACCCCCGAGAGCCCCGGCCAATCCTTCAACTGACCTTTGTATTTCTGAATGAGCTTGATTCCCGCTTTGGCCTGCGCCTCGGTGAGATCGTCCTGACCCGCCAGACTGTTGCCAAACTTCGTGTCGAGCTTGCTAAACCCCTGCCCGTCCAGCTCGACCGCACCGTCATCGGCACCCGCAAGTATTCTCAAACCTTCGAGTACCTGAGCACGGACCTCCGGCCCCAACTCAGCAGTCTTGGGCTTTTTCAGCTTCGCTTTCTTCTTGGCCTCCTCTAACAGAGACCCCTTTTTCTTCTTTTCGTCGTCCGCCTCTTTCGGCTTCCGCTTCCTGCGCTTCTCAACCGATACCGCACCCCTACGAGTCTTAACCTCGCCGGATTCGGTCTTTTTGTCCCACTCGTCTATCTCAGCCTCGGAAGCGTCACCATCGTACACCCACTTCTTACCGACCTTCTTGAGCCAGAAACGCCGACCGCCCTCATTACCCATGAGCTTGCGGGTGCCTTCAGGCGCAGCGGGCCGTCCTTTTTCTAGCACCTCCATGATGTAGTCAGGGATGGCAGGCGGGATGTCAACCGCTTCCGCTTTTCCAAATGGAAACTTCACACTCAACCTCCTATAACCTAGACACGAATCTCGATATAAAATGTATAAACGGCAGTAGGATTGCCGCCATCAGCACGTTAACCCCACTGTGCACCATAGCTATCTGCTTCACCGCCCCTGTCGGAACGCCGTCCGAAGCAAATACCCCCGCGAGCCATATTGTACCGGTCGTACCGATGTTTGCACCTAGCACAGCGGCCACCGCAGACGGCATCGGTAGTACACCACTCGCGACTAAACCTACAATCGCCGCCGTGCTGAGAGAACTCGACTGCCACGCCAGCGTGCAAGCTATCGCACCGAAAAAGACAAGTAGAGGGTTCGACACAAACACCTCTAACCACTCGATTCTACCTATGGATTTCATCCCACCCGAAAACATCTTTAGGCCGAGATAAAACACAACCAACCCAACGACTATTTGCAGTACCGGGCCGTTTAGATCCATCTTTTTTATCTTCTTACGTATCTTCTCATCAGGATTTCGCATTCAGACAGCGGGCCTTACCCCGCCCACCGCTCCGCCGCGCTCGTCAACTTCATGCTTTACGCTCCTGCTCTTCTTGAATCTGTGATTCCATCCACCGCCGAAACTCCTTGGGAACCTCACGCTGCACCCCTTGATCTTCCGTAGGTGCCGTACTTCTAGCTTGCAGCTCCGCCCCAGGATTCCAACTTACTCCCCCGAGATCCTTCTCTACCGTCTTCCGGATCGCCGCGCTCATCTTCTCTTGATTCAGGCGCATTCGGATAAGACTATCCTCGACCATCGGCACCACATCCTCTATAGGTGTGGCTGCCTTGATCGTCTCCCCTGGATCTATCATGTACCCTGACATCACTCGGAATCCGGAAGAAACCTCCGACACATCCCACTGACGAGGATACCAACCCTTGCGCATGTCGCCCGCCATCGCGGCATCTCGATCATTCACCGCCCGGTGTACGACAAAGAGATGACCTTCCTTGTCCCTAAGCCACCCCTTAATCATCTTCGCCGGTACCGGCACCCGCAGAGCTTCCTCAGAGTCCCTCGGCGTGAGCCGCATCTCGAAAGTGTCCGGCTTGCCGGGGAGTACTTCTAGCTTGACCTTCAGAGAGTCCTCCCACTCCTGGATTCTCTGTATACGCTCCGTCTCGTTGTTGATTTCCTTGGTAAACCACGGCGTAAACTCTTGGGGTATCTCCCCCTTCTCGGCTACCGCCTCTAACGCCTTGGCCCTAGCCTCGTCTACCCAATACGGGCCCACCGCGTCATCACCGCCCCAGTGATACCGGGACGAACCCCTCGGGGTCTTCCGCTCGTTCCGCTTGCGAACCTTCTCGGCGATCTCCCCCGCCGTCTTGGCGTCCGACTCCGAAACACTGACCCGCCCGAAATTGTTTTCCAGATCCTTCAGGGTCTTCAACGGCGTTGATCCTTTCTCCGCCGCATCCAACCACGCACTCTGACGAATATGGAAACCACTCCTGGTCGACGCCTCCGCCGATATCAGAACCTCGCCCTTAAACCGACGGTCAAACGCCGCCGCCTCCCGAAACGCTTGCCGGTCCTCTTCGAGTAGCGTTGTCGAATCCCCCCACTTAATACGCCTCTCCGGTTGGTGCATCTGTAACCGATCCGATAACACCTTTTCCAGCATCCGAGGAACCTCTCCCCACCTAAGCGCCGTCTCCACAAGGTTTGAAGCCGCGCGATATTCACTCGTATTGAGATCGCGTTTTTCTAGCTCGATCTTAGCGGTCGCCAGATCGTCCAGGAGCTTTCCCTTGATCGGCACCAGCTCGTACTGGGACTGCTGCATCTCATTCCGCACCCGCGCCGTGGACCGTCGTGACGGATTGAATAGCGCCGCCCTCTCCCAATTGCTTTCACGGTCCTCTTTAGTCCCTTCGCCCCACAGATCATCATATTGTCCAAACGCCGCAAAGAAATCATGCAGCTTCCGCCGTCTGTACCGGTCAGGAGTCTTGACGACTATCTTCGGCTTCTCTTTCTCCGCAGGCTTGCCGGGCGTAGAATCGCCTTTCTTCCAGGCACCGTCATACACCCACTTCTTACCGGTTTTCTTGAGCCAGAACTTACGACCACCCCTGCCGCCCATCAACTTACGCGACCCCTCCGCTACCGGAGGCCGTGCTTTTTCTAGCTTACGTACTGATAGTACTTCCACGCTTACCTTCCATTCCTACCTGATGACTCCGACGCCTCCTCCTTGAACTCCTACCATAGAACTCCTACCATACCTCTTCACCAGCACCTTCGCAAAATATAACGTATCCGCCTCCTCTACCGTCTGTCCTTGATGACCCACCAGCGCGGGCTCAATCTGCCACGCCGGACCGTCGAGGATATACGTCAACGTGTACCCTCGATACTTTTGCACCGTATGCTTCAACGCCCCCACTACTTTTCCTTTACCCTTTCCGCCGCTCTCTGAATCGTGTTGCGGATCTTCTCCACCGTCACCCGTTGACGGCTCTCATCCCACGCACTCATCAATTCTGCTTTAGTGCGACCACGAGATACTGACAGACCCGTCGACATCTCCGTTAAGCGCCACCGCGTCGCCAACAACCTCGCCTCATCAGGTAGGTTGTACCGGGAGGTGTACGGCTGGTCTAAGTGAACCGCGAAACGATGGCCCGCTTGATCCTCATATACCTCCCGAACAGGCACCCCTTCCCGGCGCACTCCCTCACCTTCTTTCTCCATGGAGATAAACACCGACTTGGGAGCTTTCTTCGGCGATATCTTCGTCAGCTCCGGTACCTGATCCTTGACCTGCTTGAGCTTCGACGCCGACACCCACGACGAGGTTGACCCAGCTTTCTCCTTACCCTGCTGCGCTGCCGTCGTCTCCCCTTCGAGAATCTTTTTTCTAGCTTCATCACGAGACGAGTCGTAAACGTATCCCTGACCCACCCATTTCTTTTCTAACGCGCTCAACCTGTTATCAGTAATGTGCGTCTGCTCCTGCTTCGACAGCTTTACCATCAGGGCAGGCGGATCTACGATCTCTGTCAGCTCACCGGTGCCAGTGGGTGGGTCTTCGTTCATCACCTCTGCATTCTCGATAGCCGACTTCACAGTCTCTTTCTTCGTACCCAACGAACGATAGTATGCGTTCAACGCCCTACCTATCTCCGTAACAGATGACGACGCCTTGAGTTTCCCGAAACCCGGCATAGAACCGAAATTATCTGTGTTCCCAACTCCTTTCCCCGTCGTGTACTCAATTACGTGGGTCGCGGGTGCCAGCCTTCCGTAAGAGTATCCCGCACGCTCGCGGGACGGGAGCACGAGCACGAACTTGTGACCCTCCTGGTCCTGGAACATTCCCCGGATCTCGTCCGGCTGGACCTCTTCCGCGCCCCGCTCACCGTGATGACGCTTCCACCCCTTAGCGGGCTTGCCACCGTACCTCTGAAAAAAGACCCCCTCGGCTTTCTGCTTGCCGATCTCCTCTTGCCGCTGCTTCTCGTTTATTTCTAGCCCTTCCAAATGGCTCCGTTGCATCTCACCCGCCGCGTCAGTCGCATCCTTCATGGCCTGACGTATTTCCTCAACCGTCTCAGGAGGCGCTTCCCCGTCCTCCAAGGCGTCATTCCACCGCTTGTCCCGCTCCGACCGCTGCCACGTATTAGATCCGTACTTGCGGAGGTGCTCGTCAATGAACTCCCGCTCAGAGTCGCTGAGCTTCACCGGCTGCGACGTGTCCGCGGCATACTTCTCGTTGATGCGCTTGGCGGTCTCCGGGTCGGTCTTCCCCTCAACCACAGCCACGTTCTCAACCAGCTCGCCCACGTCCTGATTTATCGCCGCCTGCTGTCGAGCCTTGCGCCCCTTCGGAACAGGAGTCGCATCTATTCGCGCCTGCAACCACTTCAGAACTTCGGGCTGGAGCTTGACCGTCCCTTCCTTTGCCGACTCCATCGCTTCAGATAGCAGAGCGAACTCTCCCTTGTCTCCCCGAGGTTGTCTCATATCCGCATCCGTGCTCAGCTTATCCAGAGCGTAAGATTTGTAGCTCAGACTATAGTACGCTCCGGGCGTGACCATACTGTTTTTACGCGCCCACTCCCCCAACATCGCCGCCTGCTGTATGTAAACGTGACTTAGTTGCTTAGCCCGCTCACGGTCCTCTTTAGATAGGACGGGCTGGGCATCCCACCCCCACGGATCCCACCCATCCCTTGACCCCCGAGTTTTTCTAGCTTTCTTCTCAGCAGGCTTCTTTCCCTCATGATCCCCATCAATACGATCAAACATAGCTCGGGGTACGGAGTAGTCGCTCATCGTTGCCGCCGCATCCATAAGATCATCCAGACTCCAGTCCTTAACCGAGGTACGCTTCCTCTTCAACCTCCGGTCCACCTGCTCTTTGAGCCACTTCGCTAAACGCGGCTTCGTGCCGACTATGCTCACATCCCCGTTCATACTGTGCTTCGCCACGTCATCGAATACCACAGACTCACCAACCGCCGAGGTGATCTCCTCTCCCCGACTCAGCGCAT